CGATAGGGATGAGCATGTGTCGATCCCATTTATTCAGATCTACGATGATTATATTGAGTGAGGCTACGTGATGGGATACAAGGCTCATGATCATCAGGAAAGACGGTGTATGGATTGCCTGTTTCTGAAAAGACGCAAGACCTGGAATAATTCTAAAAGATATTATGAATACGGATGGTTTTGCACGTGCACAAATCAGGAGATCCACAAAATTAGAAATGAAGATTGCTGGGTACTTAGTGATTCGTACCCATACGGAAAAATGGAGGTTAAGTAAAATGGGTGTTTTTGCATTTGTTGGCGGTATCATTATTGGGACTATTTTTAGCGCTACTGCGTTATATTTTACCGCCATGAAAGATGATGAGAAGGAAATTGAAGCTGCTCGCCGGGAAGCTGCTACATGGGAAGGTCAGGCACACCACTGGGAGGCCGAAGCAATTCGTGCGAAAGACAATGAACGAATGGCACGAAAGATGCAGCAGTATTGGCGGGCCCGGTGCATGAATACCCACTGTGATTTCACCGCTGCGTGTGATGGTGAGGGGCATTATCCTACCAATAACGATGCTCCTACTCGTGAGGAGAAGCTGGTCAGCGATATTATGGATGCTGTTGCCGTAAGTTCAGTTCCTGATGAGCAAAAGAAAGATGAGGCAATTCCGGCATGAATAAGTCGATGGTACTGGTGGGATTGGATGAACTCCAAAGAGCTTACTACGATTGCAGAACCATTGCGTACGAGGCTGACAACATCCGGACCATGGTTACCAAATGCCTGAACGGTGACTGTACACCTTCGGATCTGCGGGCATCCATGGATATTTTAAAGGTCAAAATTGGAAAAACAAAGCGATTGCATGAGCGAATGGCCAAGGCTTATTCAATCATTAATTAAAAGTACGAGATAAGGAGAATTAAAAATGTATGTAATTAACCCCATTCTATTTTATTGGTGCAGTGTCTCGGACTCTGTGAAAGCTGTTTCTATCCTATCCGCTATTATGATTGGCATAGTATGTTTGGTATGTTTCGGCATCGGTGCTTTTTGTATCGGAGATTGGGCCGACAGTGGGTGTGAAAAAGACGATGATGAATATAAAGTAGCTACTAAGCTTTTAAATTGGGGCCGTAAGTGTATTGTTCCGTTGGTAATTTCACTCATACTTTCTGTTTTCATACCAAGCGAAAAAACGATATACAAAATGATGGTCGCAAATGTCGCCACATACGAGAACATTGACCTAACTGCCGATACTATTGAAGAGGCGTTTGACCATGTGATTGACAAGCTTGTCGAGCTTGGGGATAAGGAGAAATAAGATGGCAACCTTTAATGGACGACCGATTGATGGAGAACTGCGGACTATGCGGTTTAGGATAAGATTTGATTGGCCGGATGATTCTGTCAAGAGATTTATTGCAGAGCATCCAAACATTGATATTTTGAGCATAAACACATCCTATACCACTAGGGATTTCGGTGTGACTGCAATCTGGTATACGGAAGGGAACAAACCTTATCCGGAGATGAACAGTGGAGCGCCTGAGCCGGAGAAGTATGTAATCAAACGAGCTAGCGGGAGCAAGGAAGTCTCTTATGTACTGAATGTTAGACCAAGCTATGGACGTGCATTACTTGTTGATTATACAGAGTATAAAATGATCGCTCGAGAATTTCGTGAGAAAGAGGCCAATGAATTGCTGAAAAAGCTCGGAAATGGCTACGAAATGGAGGAACTTTAATATGGAAACTCGTACTAAGGAAGTCTTTTATGATATTTACTGCAAGAAGTGCAAGTATTACGAACTGGAGCCTTACAAGAACCCGTGCAACGAATGCCTGGCGGAACCGTATAACATGGACAGCCACAAACCTGTGAACTTTAAGGAGGATAAGTGATGGAATTTGGTAATGTGTATGAAGTGTTCGAACCCGGCGATCTAGTAAAGATCAATAATGTTCGTCATATTCACTATGGACGCACTGGAACTATCATTGGCATATCACATACAGGTCCAGATGATGTTCCTCACTATGATGTCAGACTTGATCCAATTGCGTTTGACGTTGGCCTAGATGTAAAAGGCTTTGATCTTTGGGTAGACGCTAGAAGCCTTACGCACAGATTTCCTGAAAAAACTGAAATTGTAATGGGGCTTCGGAGTTGCAAAACATTGTATCAAGGTTTAAAGAAGTTTCAAGATAAACAAGCAGAGGATACAGTAGAGTATACTAAAGAACTGCGCAACAAACTCATTGGAGGTGCTAATGAGATGAAAAATGCCGATGTTAAGAAGATTATCTTTAGTGGCCCTAAGACGATTGTGCTGTGGACTGATGGAACAAAAACCATCGTATCCATGAGCAAAGATGAACTGAGATTCGATCCGGAAGCCGCTTTCTGTGCTGCTTACACGAAGAAAATGTTTGGAACGAACAGTAAAATCAAACGTGTTATCAAAGAAAAATCGAATTTTGAAGAATACATGAAAGCTGCCATCGAAAATGCAAAAACCGAATTCGATAAATTTATGGAATGCACATGCCCCTGGCTTTACACAGAAGAGAAACCTACGGAAGTCGAGACGGCTATCGCAAAAGCAATGTCTGAGTTCTATAAAGAGGAACTTGCCCCAAAGGAGAACAAAGATGATGAAAACTGATTTCACGATCAAACCTGAGAGACGACTTTGCACAGTAAATGGCGAATATGGATATTTCCATTGCTGGGCATTGAGGCCATTGGCATATCTTAAAAAAGTCGGTTACACCTCAGAAACCGTAGCCATCATCGAGTTTGAAGATCGGGTTGCCTGCATTTATCCTTGGGAATTGCAGTTTGTCGATGAGGAAAATCATGAGCTTCACTGGATGAACGAGCATGAGAAAAAGGAGAAAACAGAATGACTGTTGGCTGGATAATTGTATTTATCGGCATTGCATTTCTCATGGATCTTATGGTGAAGATTGGAGAGCTTCCTTGCGACCCTCACCATTATGATTTTGAAGATTACGATAAGGAGAACGACGATGCTGAAAATTGAAAAGACTGATATTTATGGCGGGGAGGATGACAATGGATAATTTGTACTATATTGTAAATATAGGTTGCGATGACGAAACTCGTGGATTGGCGATTATTTCAGATGAAGAATTCCCTCGTTTTAAGCAGATTATCGAAGATCTCAATAAGAATTCACAATATGGATGTATGCCGACCATTTCAATTTACAAGATTGATGGTAGCCTTATCAGGCCTGCTAATGATACAGATAGTGCTTATGATATTTTGTATCTTAACAATGCCAAATATGTTCTGGCCAAATGTATCTGGAGACCTAGACCTAATGATCGTGGAACTGAGTTAGTGAAAGGAGTAGAAAAGGTATTATGATTAAAATTGAAAAGACTGATATTCATGGCTGGGAGGCGGCCATTCGTGGGGCTCGGAACTCGTTTAACAGCTGGGATAAGAGTGATAGTGCTGCGTGCTATTTTTGTAGAGATAATGGCACGAACCCTGGATTCTGTGATGATGGTCTCTATGACAAAACAATTGTACTAAGTAATCCTGATGGTTCCTGTTTTGAAATTGGCCCTAATGATCAGAAACTTATGAAGAAACTCGCTAAGGCTGGGCCGAGTCATGCGAAGTATCGGCGCTATATTACGGTGACTATGGACGTTACGGGGCCGCTGTACTGGTGGAAGGAGATGGATACCTACAAGGTTGGTACTGTTGGTAACTCCTGTTCTACCATGCATAAAATTGCAGATAAGGAGTTTGAGCTGGAGGATTTCAGCCATGAGCATCTGAACAAGTACAGTATGCAGGGGCTTGAGTATACTGTGGAGGATCTGAATTACTGGAGAAATATCTATCTCGAAGGTGGAACAAGCCCAATTGGAAATGTTCATACTGAAATCAAGACCTATGAGCCTAAGGACAAGGAAGTTTGGTGGCAGATGATCCAGCTGTTGCCGAGCTCCTATAACCAGAAGCGGACGTTGCTTGTCAATTATGAGGTACTTGCCAATATTTACCATCAGCGAAAAGGGCATAAACTTGATGAATGGCGGACGTTTTGCGAGTGGATTGAGAGACTGCCGATGAGTGAGATTATTACTGGGGAGGAGACTGACATTGACAGCGAGACCGTCGAGAAATTGGTGGATTGCGGAAACGTCTATCCTATTTCACCAGAAGAATGCCGCGATCTTATGAAAGGAGACTCGAATGACTAAAATCGGAAAACTTTATATTTGCGACCGATGTGGGAATACTGGATTTGCTGGATATGTCGGTGGAATTGATCGGTCGGGGTGGATTGATCCTTTTGGTAAATTTGAAAAACTCGAAGGCTGGGGGATCTGGGAGGGGAGAACCCTGTGCCCGGATTGTGCTAAAGAGTATCATGAGAGGCTCAAAGGCTTTTGGAAGGAGGAAAAGTAATGACTGTACGTGAATTTATGAAGTTGGCTAATCGCGAAACTTTTATTGACATTCGATCTCCTGTATATGACGAAACTGGATCACTTATTCGATATGAAAGCATTAAAGAGGATCCGGTTGAATGGCCCAATATTAAGGGCATTGATCTGGCGACTCTCGATAGAAAAATTCAGGGCTGGTCTCTTGTACTACGTGCCTACAATGTGCAAGTCATTTGTTTCGATACTGTGAAAGGAGAATGATATTTATGCCTTTGGATGAGGAAGTTAAGAAGATTGTCGATGAGGCGGACGGTAGATGTCCTGTATGTGGACAGAAAGTCGTAGTCGAAATCAAGGGTGATGCAAAGCACGGATGGTATTTGTGCAGTAAATGTGTGTTTTGTGGCTGGGTAAACGACGGAGAAAAGTATGCCTAAGGAGGGCTGAGTATGATTGATTTAAAGTTTGATAAGAGGGATCTTGATATGGTTCTCGATTGCCTTGATGACTTGAAGTATGCGTCGTGCAAAGAGGCAGTGGCAGATCCTTACTTTGAGGGCGCGATCGGGGTTGCTACTGATGTTCATGGAATTGTGTTCATGTATAAGCAACGGAGCGAACGCTATATTAAGCTCTATATGGACGCAAATCCCAATCAAAAGGATTACTTTCACTGCCCGAAATGCAAGAGAATTCTTGATACTAATTTGGATTGGAAGTTCAAAGGTGAGCCCGGCAAGTGCGAAGAGGTTTTCTACTGTAAAGATTGCGGTTGGACTGGGAAAGAAGCACCGTTTGAGGAGGTGAAAGAAGGTGGAAATCAGGCAGAATAAGGCCACGAAGGACGTGCATCTCTCGCTGAGAATCGGAAAAGATGACCTTCGGAAACTGAAAACAGTGGCATTTTGGAGCAAAAAATCGACTTCAGAAGTGATTCGAGACACGATCAATCTGGCTTATAAAGTCGAAAAAATGAAGCATCCAGACTGAAAAATGTAGCACAAAATGAGGCCTTTTGTAGCACAAAAATCGAATGTAGCACAATAAATAAAAATGTGCTACAAAAATAGGGCAAAATGTAGCACAAAATTTTTGAGGCTGCAAAAGGTACCGATTTTATAAGGAAAACATGAAAAAGTCCGAAATTATAGCAAATATGGTATAAAAACAGACATTTTGTAGCACAAAAATCAAATGTAGCACAAAAAAATTGCAAAAATTACCCTATTTTATTTATATATACGGATTTATAGCAAATATATTATAAATAGTAATATATAATTAAAAATCCAAAATTTTTTCAAAAATTTGTGCTACATGTGCTACAAAAGTTTTGAAAGGAGATAGACCAATGAGTCGAGAATCTAATTTGATGGACGAGTATATGCACCAGGTGTATTTATATTTTCCTGATTTGCTTGGCGAGGTTGTACACGCCAGAGAGTACGTTCAATTCATGCTCTTGCTTGAAACAAACACCAAGTATGATTATTTCTATAACATAACGAATAATGTCCTGATCCCAATTCCTAAAGATGATAAGAATTTGGACAAGGACAGTTTTAGACGGATATTTGGAGTGCTGCTTCGTCGAGCGCTCGAGTGCAGCGGATTGACGCAAGAGGAGCTGAGCGAGAAGACTGGCATTCCCCAACCCAATATCTCGGATTATCTTTACGGCAAGCATTTTCCGAGTTTTTACCAGATCGATAAAATGGCAAAGGCCATGAACTGCAGTGTGGAGGATCTGCGTTATGTGAAGTAAAAAGTTTACAATTTCCTTGTTGCGGTGAACTGATATTTTGGCTATACTGAAAATGTCCGAGGAAACTACACAAGGAGGTTAAGCAATGGGATTGTTCAATAAGAAACGGAAATCAGAAGTTACGGAAGTAGATGTCTACACGGAACATGGTAATGAGGTCCATGTCTTTGATGGGCCAGATGGCAAAGTGGAAGTGAGCAAGGTAAATATGGCTGACTTCCTGCCGACCGGCGAACAGTGGTGCCCGCATTGCCATGTGCAGTGTGAGAAGCGTGATGGCGGAGAATGGTTTGAATGCCCTGAGTGCGGTTACAGTATTACTGCCGAGGATGCAGAACTGTTTGGCAGCTATCCGACGGAGGCATCCACTTACGATTGATGATTACTGCTGAATATTGATATTTTCCCCTACGGCCTGTGCTAAAATGCATGGGCCTTTTGTTTTGCCCTGATTTCGGCCTGGGGTTCGCGAAAAAAACATGGTGTATTATGAGAGAGATAATATGTCCCGTTTTTAACTGTTTTTGGCAGTTTTCAAGGCATATTGTCTTTTGCTTTGCAAAGGAGAAGGCCTTATGGCAAAAGAAAGCAAATTTCAGAAGGGTCTCATTGATGATCTGAAGAAACGCTTCCCTGGCTGTATGGTGCTGAAAAATGATGCCAATTATATTCAGGGCATCCCGGATTTGATGGTTTTGTACAAAGACCACTGGGCAGCTCTTGAATGCAAAAAGGCGGAAAATGCGAACCACCAGCCAAATCAGGATTACTACGTTGGGCGAATGGCAGAGATGTCGTTCGCTCGTTTTGTTTATCCTGAGAACAAGGAGGATGTTCTGAATGAACTTCAACGATCATTCGAAACTTAGAGGGCAGCATGCCTTTCTGGGTGCCAGTAAGTATCACTGGCTGAACTACGACCCCAACAAGATTGCGGAAGCCTACCGCAACTTTCTTGCCGTGGCAATGGGGACCAGACTGCACGAGTATGCAGCAGAATCCATTGATCTCGGTCAGCGGCTTCCGAAGTCTCACAAAACGTTGAATATGTATGTCAATGACGCGATCGGTTTTAAGCTTAGACCTGAGCAGGTTTTATATTACTCTCCGAACTGCTTTGGCACTGCCGATGCAATTGACCTGCGTGGTGATTTACTGCGGATCCATGATTTGAAGACCGGCAAGGTTCCGGCACATATTGAACAGCTGATGATCTATGCAGCGTTGTTCTGTCTTGAGTACGGTATCAAGCCGTCTGATATCGATACGGAGCTTCGCATCTATCAGAGCGATGATATTCTCGTGGAGAAGCCAGACCCCAATGATATTCTGGCGATCACCAAGAAGATCGTCGAAGCCGATAAAGTCATTGAACAAGTCAAAGAAATGGAGAGTTGATCTATGTACCAGGATAAACCACCGATCGAAGATGTAATGATCCACTATGGTGTCAGCGTCATGGATGGCGCTCCTGGCCGTGGCTCTGGTCGATACCCCTGGGGGTCCGGCGAGAACCCGAATCAGAGAACCGATACGTTTTTGAGCCGGTATCGTGAGTATTCTGGTCAAGGGCTTACAGAGAAAGAGATCGCTGAGAAGATGGGCACTACGACCACCAAACTCCGTGTTCAGCTTTCCTATGCCAAAAGCCAAAAGCGTATGCAGATGGTGGATCAGGCAAAGACCTTGCGCAAAGAAGGGAAGAGTCTGAATGAAATTGCTGAAATTATGGGTTTTGATAATGATTCTTCGGTACGTTCTTTGCTGAATGAGAATGCAGAGACCCGTATGCGGCAGAGTACAGCTACGGCTGATAAGCTGCGCGAACTGGTCAAAGAGAAAGGTTTCCTGGATGTGGGGCCTGGTGCAGAACGTGAGCTCGGGGTTTCCCGGACTAAGTTCGACCAGGCTCTTTATATTTTGGAGATGGAAGGTTACGACACCTTTAACCGCCGTATTCCGCAGGCTACCAATCCTGCACAGAAGACAACTTTGAAGGTGTTGACGCCTCCCGGTACCCAGTACAGTGAGATCTACGATGCTTCGAAGATCCATTCCGTGGGCGACTATGCTATTTCCTATGACGACGGAGAGACGTTCCATAAGCCGTTTGAGTTCCCCTCAAGCCTTGATTCAAAGCGGTTGATGATCAACTATGCCGAAGATGGCGGTATCCAGAAAGACGGAGTCATCGAGATTCGGCGCGGTGTGAAAGATCTGGACATGGGCAATCTTCACTATGGTCAGGCTCGCATCTTGGTTGATGGAACTCATTACCTGAAGGGCATGGCTGTGTATGCGGATGATCTGCCGGATGGTGTGGATGTTCGGTTCAATACGAACAAGAGCCAGGGCACACCGATGGAAAAGGTCTTGAAACCGGTCAAGACCACCAAAGATGGTGAGATCGATCGGGATAATCCGTTTGGTTCGCTCATCAAGGAGAAGGGCGGTCAAAGCTATTACATTGGCGACGATGGCAAAGAGCATTTGAGCAAGATTAACTGGCGTGCCGTGGAAGGAGATTGGGGCGAATGGGCCGACAAGCTTCCGTCTCAGTTCCTTGCTAAGCAGCCGATTGCTTTGATCAAGCGTCAGCTCGGCATCTCCATGGAAGATAAGCAGTTGGAATTCGATGAGATCAAATCTCTGACCAATCCGACCGTGAAGCGCAAGCTGCTGGAAGACTTTGCTGATGGCTGTGATAAGAATGCTGTTACCTTGCAGGCAGCTGCACTGCCTCGCCAGAAGTATCAGGTTATTCTTCCACTCAATTCTGTGAGTGAGAAGGAGATTTATGCGCCTAACTACAACGATGGTGAGACTGTTGCCTTGGTACGGTATCCACATGGTGGTCTGTTTGAGATTCCTGTGCTGAAGGTGAACAACAAGAACGCCGAAGGCAAGCGTGTGATCGGCACGAATCCGAAGGATGCGGTTGGCATCAATTCCAAGGTGGCAGAGCAGCTTTCCGGTGCTGATTTTGACGGCGATACTGTCATGGTAATTCCCTTTGGTAAGAACTATAAGATTGCGTCCCGTCCGCCACTGGAAGGATTGAAAGACTTTGACCCCAAGGTAGAGTATAAGATCCCGGAAGGAAATCCGAATCATGTCAAATTGATGACGAAAGCTAATACCCAGAAACAGATGGGCGTTGTCTCAAATCTGATCATGGACATGACGTTGGCTGGCGCTAAACCAGAGGAACTTGCTCGTGCTGTTCGGCATTCCATGGTCGTCATTGATGCAGAGAAGCATAAGCTTGATTGGAAACGCAGCGAATCTGACAATGGTATCGCAGAACTCAAGCGCATTTACCAAGGTCAATACGATGAGAACGGCCAGTACCATGAAGGCAGTGCCACACTGATTACCCGTGCCAAGAGCCAACAGTCTGTGCCTAAACGCCAGGGCAGCGGTGTGATCGATCCGGAAACAGGTAAGAAAACCTACAAGACAGCGGATGATCTCTACTATGAGACCAGCCGCGTAGATAAGAAGACTGGCGAGGTTATCACCAAGCAGAAGATGCGCACGCAGCAGTCTACCAAGATGGCTGAGACCGATGATGCCTATACCCTGGTATCCTACCGCCGTACCAAGGCCGAGCTTGCTTATGCTGAATATGCGAATAAGCTGAAGTCTTTGGCAAATGAAGCTCGTAAAGAGATGAAGGCCACCGGCACCCTGAAGTATAGCCCCGAGGCCAAGAAGGCTTACGAGCCGGAAGTTGCCAGGCTCCAGTCTGCCCTGGCCCTTGCCAACTCGAATAAGCCCCGTGAACGTCAGGCACAGGTCCTCGCTAACGCCCGTATCAAGGAGAAGATCGAGGCCGATCCTGACCTTGTCAATGATAAGAAGATGCTCAAGAAGGTATCCCAGCAAGCTATAGTTGCCGCCCGCCAACAGGTGGGGGCTAAGCGCCATCCCATTACCATTAGTGATAAGGAATGGGAAGCCATTCAGGCAGGCGCTATTTCAGACAATGTGCTGTCCCAGATTTTGGATAGCGCTGACATCGATAACTTGCGGCAACGCGCCACGCCTAGAGCAAACAACGAGCTTAGCAATGGTAAGATTGCATTGATTAAAGCTCGTGCTGCTTCTGGTTATACAAACGCACAGATTGCTGAAAGCCTCGGTATTTCTGCTTCTACTGTGAGTAAATACTTGAACACTTAAGGAGGTGAAGTCTTATGGTTCAGTACATGCTGACTACGTACGATAACCCCTACAATCCGTTCCAGGACTTCACAAAGTGGTTCTTGTGGGACACGGAAAAAGGGTACAATTCGTGTGCATATCTTGCTCGTGTTGCAGCTGATTCTGATTCTTTTGATGAGAAAGAAGAAAATGCTGCTATTGAGCAAGCAATTGATGAAATCATTTCTGCTGACTTTATGAATGTTTATTGTAAACTTCGTTTTGATGGCGAGAAAACAGATTTTGTTGATGTGAAGAGAGAAAATGTAGTAAATCAAACAGCTTAACCGCACTATAGACATTGTTTAACCATAGGGAGGGGGTCGTGTTTTTAACACCCCCTCCCTACATCGCGGCCCTCCTTGATATTTCTCCGGGGGAAGAATTTGGGAAAACAGCTTTAAACCGGCTTGTGGACCCTTTTATATTTCCTCCGGCTTTTTGTAGTGGTATGTAGGTTTCTACGACTGTCTTAGAGTCAAAACCTCCTTTATTTCTCCTTTCTGGGGTTATCTACACCCCTACATACCACTACAAAAAGCCGGAGAATCTGACAAGAAAGGAGTCGGAAACAGTTGAGAAGAGCAAAGACTACCAATGAATCTGGCTCGAAAAGGACGATTAGACCGGCTCTTACACGGAAGCACGAGAAAACCAGTTGATTGAGCTGGCTATGGACCTGGTAGAGAAGCGAATCCTTGAGGGAACGGCCTCTAGCCAGGAGACTACCCACTTTTTAAAACTTGGCTCCCAGAAAGCACGGCTCGAGAAGGAAGCACTTGAGAAACAGATTGAGTTGATGGAAGCCAAGAAGAATAATCTTGCTGCTGCAGCCCAGATGGGTGAGATGTACGAGGAAGCTATTAAGTCTATGAGACGGTATAGCGGCCAGGGAGAAGAAGATGCTTAGGACATACACAGAGCTATGCGGATATTCTACCTTTGAGGAACGCTATGAGTACCTTAGGCTCGATGGTGAAGTCGGAGCGGACACATTTGGGTTTGACCGTTACCTGAACCAGATATTTTACCAGAGCGAAGAGTGGAAACAACTGCGAGACCGCGTGATTGTACGGGATGGCGGATGCGACCTTGGAATGGAAGGACATGAGATCAATGGATTTTGGAAGAATGGTAAGTATGTTCGGCCTAAAATCCTGATCCATCATATGAACCCTATCTCCAAAGAGGATATCCTGAAGCGAAGCGATCTGCTTTTGAATCCTGAGTATCTGATCACTACAATTACACGGACGCACAATGCTATACATTATGGGGACGCGGATCTTTTACCGAGAGGCCCCGTTACGAGGGCACCGAATGATACATGCCCCTGGAAACGAGGTTGAGTATGGAAAGTATCCTAAACACCATCAAGAAGAAGCTGGGAATCGCCGAGGATTATGACGTGTTTGATACCGACATCATTGTAGACATCAATTCTGTCTTTTCGATCCTTACCCAGCTGGGGGTAGGGCCAAAGACTGGTTTCTCTATCAATGATGCTTCAGAGACTTGGGATATGTTTATCCCGGAGGACCCGAGGCTGAACGATGTAAAGACCTACGTGTACATGAAAGTACGGCTGCTCTTTGATCCGCCTACAAGTAGCGCAGCTATTGCCTCGATGGAAAAGCTGATCTCTGAGTTTGAGTGGCGGTTGAACGTGGCAGCAGAGACCTGTGATTGCAGCTGACGAGGTTTTATGTGGAAGTATAATTACGTTTCTTGTGGGGACGATTACCTGGCCCATCATGGCATTAAAGGGCAGAAGTGGCATGTCCGCCGAACTAAAGAAGAACTTTTGCATGACCGTGAGTCCATAGCTGCTCGAATCAACAACGTCCTGCGCAAAGGTTTTAAAACTTTTAACGGCATAGAGATAAAGAAATTGTCCGAGCATGCTTTGGATCGAACTCAGGACAAAACCCGTTTGGTTACAGCCAAAGAGATAATGGATGCCTTGTCAAAGCCATTAAATCGTGATACTATGGCATTAAAGCATGACTGTCAGGGTCGTAGTAGCTATCGTTTTATTGGAAAAGATTCTACAGTATCGGTTAATCCCGAAACTGGAGTTATAATTACATGCTGGCGAACAGGCCGGAAAAATCGGAAGAAATACGGAATCGAAGAGTAAGGAGGCACTTATGATTTACATGGGTAAACTAATCCCCAAAGAAATCCAATTCCTTAAAGAGATTGGAGTCAGTGGAGATTTGACGAATCTTACTCCTGAATCTGACGAGTGGCTTGCGATCGAAGAAAAAGTCGCTGATGAATTGGAGTATCGAGGCCTGAACAATGATTATTCATACAACGACATCGGTTCACTTTGTATGGATATTCTGAACAAAATCCCAATTGAACGATAAGTACAAAAAATCTCCACCTAAGAATCTCATTGATCTTAGGTGGAGATTTTTTTGTTGTGAGGTGATACTTAAATGTGGAACTATGAATGTGTAAATTCTGGCGAAGACTATTTAGCGCACCATGGCATTCTTGGAATGAAATGGGGCGTGCGAAGATACCAGAACAGTGATGGTACCTTGACTGCCGCTGGGCGAAAGAGATATAAGAATTCTTGGGGGTCGGCCGCAGCAATTGAATACCCTAAAAAGAAAACTCGTAAAGTTTCAGAGATGACTGATGATGAACTTCTCCAGGATAATAAGCGACATGCTCTTGAATCTCAGTATAAGAAGAATCATCCTCAGCCCAAAAGTAAAATCCAGAAGGAGAAAGAAGCTGTCGATTCTGCTCAAAGAGCAACACAGCAGATGCGAGATCTAAACCGGTCTATTAGAAATAATCGAAAACAGAGCGGCAAGGATTTGTCTAAGATGTCCGATGACGATTTGCGAAAAGTAATTAACCGAAAAAATCTTGAACGGCAGTATCGTGATCTTGTATACGAACCTGATAAGATCGATAGAGGTCAGGCCAAGCTCGATGAGATTCTTAGTTATGGTGGAGCTGCTCTTGGTGTTGCATCCTCGGCTCTCTCTATCGCGCTTGCTATCCGAGAACTTAAGAAAGGTTAATCCAATTCACCGTAACCGAATACCTTGACTGCTTTGTTGGCAATAATACGGGTTCCAGCAAAATCAAAAGCGCCACCGACCACACCTCCAACGAGAGGAACAAGTTTAGTCAAGTTTACTATGCCTTTTGTTCCTGCTCTGGTTATAAAACGAAATCCAACCTTTTGGTTGATTTTTGTAAGTAATGAGCCCGGAATTTTCTTTACAAAGCTCAATGTTAGTTTATTGCCGAATTGCACTCCAGCATCTCGACATATTTTTGACATGGAGGTGCCAGTAAGGCATAGATAAACAAGAGTCTTGACACTATCGTCTAAGGGGTCAAAGCCGTACATTACCGCAATTGTACCGATCATTCTTATTTGCATGTACCATACGCTTACGAGGTTTGCAGGAAGTGCAACTGGGAGCGTTATTAGACCGCCAAGGCTTGTAAGGAAGCCGGAGGTCGTGCACATAGCAATCTGGTTGTTGATCATTGTTTTTACTGCAATTTCGGTATTAGGATACCGATTGAGATATTCAGACGCAAGATCAACACAGTTTTTGCTTTTGGCAAGTCCGTTTATGGCTTCATTATAACATTTATCCAGGATCTCCATGACTTGATCCTGTGTAAGTTCTGGCATTTTCATGGCGGCACCTCCATTCACCTTAATTATACCAAAACTCGACAAAAATACAACTACCTTTAAGGAGACATTATGGCACTCTCTAATACTGCCGTACCGAGATACTACGGCCAGTTTCGGGAGGCCGTAATCCGGGGCGAAATACCTATCAGCCGGGAAGTGGAGCTGGAGATGCACCGGATCGATGATCTGATTGCTAATCCTGGCATCTATTATGATGATAAAAAAGTTGAAGGCTGGATCTCTTTTTGTGAGAATGAGTTAGTCTTGACTGACGGTTCTGATTTGCATCTGCTGGATACCTTTAAGTTATGGGGTGAGCAGGTGTTTGGCTGGTACTACTTTATTGAGCGAAGTGTGTACGAGCCAAATGAGGACGGCCATGGCGGCCACTTTGTAAACAAGAGAATTAAGAAACGACTGATCACCAAGCAGTACCTTATCGTTGGACGAGGTGCTGCTAAATCTTTATATGCTTCTTGTATGCAGGCTTACTTCCTGACTGTAGATACGTCAACCACTTTACAGATTGCTACAGCCCCGACCATGCGCCAGGCGGATGAAACACTTTCGCCGATCCGGACAGCTATAACCAGATCCAGAGGGCCTTTGTTCAAGTTTTTGACCGAAGGATCTTTACAGAACACAACTGGTTCCAGGATGAACCGAGTGAAGCTGACCCCGACCAAGAAGGGTATTGAAGATTTCCTGACTGGGTCTCTTTTGGAGATCCGGCCCATGGTGATCGATAAGCTACAGGGCCTACGTGTAAAGTGTGCTACGGTGGACGAGTGGCTTTCCGGTGACATCCGGGAAGATCCCATCGGTGCTATCGAGCAGTCGGCCAGTAAGGAGCAGGGTGGAGCCTATAACAACGACTATCTTATCATTGCTACGAGCTCTGAGGGTACTGTACGAAACGGAAGCGGAGACACAATCAAAATGGAGCTTATGAAGATCCTGAAAGGTGATTATGTCAATCCGCATGTTTCGATTTGGTGGTATAAGCTGGACTCTGTAGACGAGGTAGCTGACCCCAACACCTGGCTGAAAGCAAATCCGAACCTCGGTAAGACCGTTACCTACGAGACTTATCAGCTGGAAGTAGAACGCGCCGAACAGAACCCGGCGGTTCGCAATGATACCTTAGCAAAGAGATTCGGTTTACCCATGGAGGGTTATACCTACTACTTTACCTACGAGGAAACGCTGCCGCACCGGCACCGGGAATACTGGAAGATGCCATGTGCTTTGGGTGCAGACCTTAGTCAGGGCGACGACTTCTGTGCGTTTACGTTCCTGTTCCCGCTTTCCAACGGATGCTTTGGTGTTAAGACGAGGAACTACATAACCTCGTTGACATTGATGAAGCTCCCGGCGGCTATGCGGCAGCTGTATGACCGATTTATGGCCGAAGGCAGTCTTGTGGTTATGGACGGCACTGTTTTGGATATGATGCAGGTCTATGATGACATGGATGCTCACATTGCTCAGTACGAATACGATGTTCGGGCTTTTGGCTTTGATCCATATAACGCAAAAGAGTTCGTGGCCCGCTGGGAGAATGAAAATGGGCCTTTTGGTATTGAGAAGGTTATCCAGGGTGCCAAGACGGAATCCGTCCCATTGGGTGAGCTGAAGAAGCTTGCAGGGGAGAGGATGCTGCTGTTTGACGAGGAGCTTATGACTTTTGCCATGGGCAACTGCATTACTTTGGAAGACACCAACGGCAACCGAAAACTATTTAAGAAACGGTATGAAGAGAAGATCGATGCTGTGGCAGCCATGATGGATGCTTATATAGCATACAAGATCAACCGTGAACAGTTTGATTGAGGTTAAATAATGGAAGAAAATTACTCTTTTAGATCCCGGCTTAAACATGCCTGGAACGCTTTCTTGATTCGAGATCCCCCGGTTTATCGCGGTGGTGAGGTTAGTTATGGCTACCGGCCTGACCGTGTACGGTTTACGAGAGGCAATGAGCGAACGATCGTGACCTCGGTTATCAACCGAATCGGTATCGACTGCGCTGCAATCAAAATGGTTCATGCCCGGATGGATGAGGATGACCGTTTCCTGAAAGAAATCGACAGCGGGCTAAACAACTGCCTGAATGTGGAAGCGAACATTGACCAGACCGGGCGTGCTTTTATCCAGGACATGGTTATGAGCCTGATGGACGAGGGCTGCATCGCGATTGTTCCAGTAGATACTACCTCCAGCCCGCTTATGACCAATGGATATGACATCCAGAGCTTGCGGGTTGGCAAGGTGATCGAATGGTATCCCGATCGGGTACGGATTCGGCTTTACAATGACCAGACCGGGCGGCAGGAAGAAGTTACTCTGCCCAAAAGCATTGTTGGCATTGTGGAGAATCCGCTGTTTGCGGTAATGAATGAGCCTAACTCGACGATGCAGCGCCTGATCCGTAAGCTGGCCCTTTTGGATGTTGTGGACGAGCAGACTAGCTCCGGTAAGCTTGATCTGATTATCCAGCTGCCTTATGTCATCAAGACAGAGGCCCGAAGGAAACAGGCTGAAGAACGGCGAAAGCTTGTGGAAGATCAGCTGGCAGGGTCCAAATACGGCATTGCTTACACTGATGGCACCGAGCGCATTACTCAGCTGAACCGAAGCCTTGATAACAACCTGATGAAGCAGATCGAGTATTTGCAGAATCTGCTTTGGAGCCAGTTGGGTATTACCCAGGCGGTTATGGATGGAACGGCTGACGATAAGACAATGCTGAATTACTATAACCGAACGATTGAACCGATTGTCTCAGCCATTGTTCTTGAGATGCGGCGAAAGTTCCTGACTAAGACGGCCAGGAGCCAACACCAGTCAATTGTGTTCTTTAATGATCCGTTTAAGCTTGTGCCGGTGGCACAGTTGGCTGACGTGGCTGATAAGTTCCGCCGGAATGAGATCCTGAGTTCGAACGAATTGCGACAGATCGTAGGTTATCGCCCGAATGAGGACCCGAAGTCGGATGAGCTGACTAACCCCAACATCAGTCAGAGTAAGGAGGAGCTTGCAAACAGCAAACCGATCGCTCCAAAGGAGGAGAATCAAAATGGCTAAGCGTAATTACGATTGCCGTGGCTGGGCCACCAAGTTTGGTGTGCTTTGCGGCGACGGTAGAACAATCATGCCAGGTGCATTCCGAGAGCAGGACGGCCAGGAAGTCCCACTTGTATGGAACCACCAGCATAACGATGCCAAGAATGTTCTGGGCCATGCCCTTTTGAAGGCTGAGCCCGAGGGCATGAGGGCTTATGTAACTTTTAACGATACTGACCAGGGACGCAATGCGAAGGCTCTTGTGAAGAACCGCGACATTACGTCCTTTTCCATTTGGGCAAATGGGCTGCGGTATGCTGGTGATAAGAGCCGCGGCAATGTGGCCCATGGCATTATTCGCGAATTGAGCCTTGTTTTGGCAGGTGCTAACCCCGAGGCCCATATTGACGAAGTGCTTGCCCATGGTGAGGCCAGTGTCGATGAGGGTGTTATCTATAACAATGCCGGTGATATGGAATACGACTCCGGAGAGTTCGATGACACCCTTGAACATTCCGACGACAAAAAGGAGGAGCCTGAGATGGCCGAAGAAACTAAGAAATCTGAATCTGAACAGAATGGTAAGACTGTTCAGGAAGTAATTGACGGCATGACCGAGGAACAGAAAAAGGTTCTGTATGCTATGGTCGGTCTGGCTGCAGATAAAGAATCCGGCGATGGTGCCGAAGAAGAACCCACTAATGAGGAGGATAAAACCATGAAGCATAACGTTTTTGACAAAGATACCGAGCGTACCGAGGATGTTCTGTCCCACGACGCTATGACCACCATCATCAATGATGCCAAGAAGGGCCGCCTGACTCTGAAAGAGGCCACTGAAGATTATCTGGAGCATTCTGAGACTGATTACGGCATCAAGCAGATCGACCAGCTGTTCCCGAACTATAAGGAGCTGAACACTCCCCCGAAGTTTATCGATCGTGATCAGACCTGGGTCAATGTTGTGATGAACGGCGTTAAGCATGTTCCTTTCAGCCGCGTAAAGACCAGCTTTGCTGACATTACCGCGGACGATGCCCGTGCACGAGGCTACACCAAGGGCAAGAAGAAGATTGAAGAGGTCTTTACCCTGCTGAAGCGTACCACCGATCCCCAGACCGTTTACAAGAAGCAGAAGTTCGACCGCGATGATGTGATCGATATTACGGATTTCGATGTCGTTGCCTGGGTCAAAGGCGAGATGCGCGGCAAGCTGGACGAGGAACTGGCTCGTGCTTTCCTGATTGGTGATGGCCGTAATCCTTCTTCTGACGATAAGATTCAGGAGACTCATATTCGCCCCATCTGGACCGATGATGTTCTGTACTCTGTCAAGCGTGAGATTACCAAGGGTACTACCGAGGCTGAAACCGCCAGCAACCTGATCGATGATACCATCCGCGCCCGCAAGGAGTACAAGGGTTCCGGCAACCCGACCCTGTTTACCAGCGAGGATGTTCTGGCTGAGATGCTGCTGCTGAAGGATAAGAACGGTATTCGTATCTACAAGAGCGTTGACGAGCTGGCTACTGCTATGCGCGTTTCTAAGATCGTTACCGTTCCCCAGATGGAGAATCTGACCCGTGAGGTTGCCGCCTCCAGCACTAAGGATACCTTTACCTTGAAGGCTATCATGGTCAATCTGGCTGACTATACCGTAGGTGCTGACAAGGGCGGCGCTGTGTCCATGTTCGACGACTTTGACATCGACTATAACCAGATGAAATATCTGATCGAGACCCGCTGCTCCGGTGCACTGACTGTGCCCAAGTCGGCTATCGTCTTTGAGACTAAGGCTACCAGCGGTATTGGCGGCTGATCATAGGTTAGCCTTTACTAACCTAAAAGGAGATTCTCATGGCTAAGTTTTACGGAAACATCGGATACTGTAAGCTGACTGAGACCGCGCCCGGTGTACATACCGAGGAGATTACGGTTCGGCCATATTATGGCGATTTCATCCGAAATACTCGGAGACTCCAGGGGACGGAGCACCTGAACGACGATCTCATCATCAGCAGTCAGCTGAGCATTGTATCCGACCCGTATGCCCGTGAGAATTACTTTGCGATGCGTTATGCCGAATTCAACGGGGCAAAGTGGAAGATCAACGAGGTCGAGGTGCAGTATCCACGACTGATCTTGACATTAGGAGGTCTTTACAATGGGGACGAGACTTGAGCTCCACCATGATTTGTGTGAGGTTTTGGGCTGCCCGGAAACCGGAAAGGATTGCAGGGTGTATTTTCAGCCTACGGTGAATACCCAGTTGAAGTACCCCTGTATTCTTTACGAGTGTAGTACAGCCGATACCAAATTTGCGGACAATGCCCCGTACCGATGGACAAAACGCTATCAGGTCACTGTGATCGATAAGAACCCGGATACGAAGATTCCGGAACTTATCGCACAGTGGCCGCTTTGTTTGTTTGACCGTTTTTACCCGGCAGACAACCTAAACCACTATGTATTAAACCTTTATTACTAAAGGAGGACAATCAAAATGGCAGCTATTACATGGGATGATACCGGCAAGCGCTTTTACGAAACTGGCGTTGACCACGGTGTTCTGTACCCGTATAACACCACCTCTAGCAAATATACCCCCGGTGTGGCCTGGAATGGCCTGACCTCTGTCTCCGAGAGCCCCTCCGGCGCAGAGGAGACCGCCCTGTACGCCGACAACATCAAGTATGGTTCCATGCGTTCAGCCGAGGACCATGGCGGCACCATCGAGGCTTACACTTATCCTGATGAGTGGAATGAGTGTGACGGCCGTGTGCAGATCGCCAAGGGCGCTTATGCCAGCCAGCAGAGCCGCAAGATGTTTGGCCTGTCTTACCGCACCAAGATCGGCAATGATGTCAGCGATGAAGCTGGCTATAAGCTGCATCTGGTTTATGGTGCCACTGCTTCCCCTTCGGAGATGAGCCATGAGACCATCAATGACAGCCCTGACGCTGCGACTATGAGCTGGGATTACACCACCAACCCGGTTGCCGTTGCCGGCCATAAGCCGACTGCACACATCGTGATCGACAGCCGCACTGCGGACAAGAGCAAACTGTCTCAGTTGGAGGCCAAGCTGTACGGCGGCGAAAGCGACCAGCCTGAACTGCCGCTTCCTGCCGAGGTTCTGACTCTGCTGGGCGAAGTCGGCGCATAACTACGTTCTTTGAAAGGAGAAAATGACCATGCTTAAGAAAACCATTACCTATACCGATTACGACGGCCTGGAGCGTACCGAGGAATTCCGTTTTAATCTGACCAAGGCTGAACTTGTCGATATGGAGCTTACGACCGCTGGTACTTTTAGTGAAACGATGAAACGAATTATCGCTGAAAAAGACATCATCCGTATTGCAAAACTTTTTAAGGAGCTACTCCTGAAGAGCTATGGTGTGAAAAGTGATGACGGCAAACGTTTTATTAAGAGCCAGGAGCTGAGTGAAGCATTTAGTCAGACAGAGGCTTATAGTGATCTTTACATTGAACTTTTGAGCAACCCCGAAGAGGCTGCCAAGTTCTTTGCTGAGGTTGCGCCGAAGATGGAAGAAGTTAGTGTAGTTCCGGCAGGCAATGTAACGGTTTTGCCTAAAGCATAAGGCATGAGGAGAGATAAGGAATGCTTGAGATTACGGTAGCCCCGAGAGAGTATTACGACGAGGCGAATAACCAGTTTATTACGGTACCGGAGCAGAAACTTGTGCTTGAGCATTCCCTTATCTCCCTTTCTAAGTGGGAATCAAAATGGCACAAAGTCTTTTTAAGTGACGAGGCTCATACCAAAGAGCAGCAGATCGATTATATCCGCTGTATGACGGTGAACAAGGCTGTAAACCCTATGGCTTATTACGGGATCACCAATAAACAGCTGGCGGAGATCGATGCATACATCGAGGACCCTATGACAGCCACCTGGTTTGCGGATGAGAAGCGAACGGGGAAGAAAAGAGTTATTACTAACGAAGTGATCTATTCCTGGATGGTGGATTTGGGCATCCCGGTCGAGTTTGAGCGCTGGCATTTAAACCGGCTGATTACTTTGGTACGGGTTTTAAATAACAGCCATGAACCGAAGAAAAAGATGAGCAAAAAAGCTACCTTTGATAGATATGCAGAGCTAAATGCTAAGCGCCGGGCAAAGACCGGTACCAAAGGATGATTCCCTTTTAGAAGGAGAGATAAAAAATGAGACTTGCAGGCGGTATTACCAACGGACGAGTGCGAGTCCGTTACAATTATGCAAGATATGGTTATACCCGTGGCAGAGGAAAGACCTGGCACGGCGGTATTGACCTGGAACTTTTGGATGATAAGGAATATTTCGCCCCTTATTACAAAGACGGCACGAAAGTGAAGTTTAAAGTTACGAGAGCCAGAATTGTGACTTACAAATCCAATAGGACCTGGGAGTGGGGCTACTATATTTGCCTGGAAGTGCAGAATCCCCCGAAGGGCAGCCGGACGAGGTATATCTACCTGTGCCATAATGCAAAGCTGCTTGTTAAGGCCGGGGACATTGTAGAATCTGGTGACTTAATTGCCGTTATGGGTAATACCGGCAACGCGGCATTGGCTGACCCGCCGTATGAACATGTGCACTTTGAGTGCCGCGAAACTGCACTGGGAACAGGCATTGATCCGACAGAATATTGCGGTTGTCCGAATGAGGTTGGAACCTATGGAGAGGAGCCTGAAACTATGAGTGATCAGATCACGATTGATGTCTCTAAATGGCAGAAGGTGATTGAGTGGGATAGAGTCCCTTATAAAGCGTTTATTCGCATTGGGTACCGTGGGTACGGTGATGCCGGTACGTTGGTAACTGATGAATATTTTGAGCGAAATATTTCTGGAGCTTTGGCAAACAATAAGTTGGCAGGGTTCTATTTCTTCAGTCAGGCCAAGAATGCTGCGGAAGGCAAGGCCGAGGCCGAGTATGCTGTAAAGGTTCTGAATGGGCGTTGCAAAGGCCTTCCTATATTTTTTGATACTGAACCTTCGAATGAGCCTAACCATAACGGACGTGCCGATCATATTACTAAAGCCGCACGAACTGCCGCTGCTAAGGCTTTTTGCGACCGAATCAAAGAGCTTGGATATATGCCTGGTGTTTATACCTATACCACCTACGCATACTCCAATGTTTACTATGCAGATCTTGTGAATGAGAATGGGTATCTTGGTTGGTTGGCAGATGTCAGAACCAACTATGATAAGAGCTTACCTCGTCATATTCATCAGTATACGCAGGCAAATGTCCCTGGTATCACCAGCGGTGAGGTTGACATGAACCGAATCGTCAAGCCTTGGGACACAGATACGGCTCCTGCCGAACCTGCCAAACCGACGACCCCTACGATGCAGAAGATCACGATTGGACCCGTAAGCAACGGTGATGCCATGAAATTTTACAATCTGGCAAAAGAGCTGAAGCTGACAGACATTGGGCTGTATAAGGCTGAGTACGTGTAAGGAGAATCGAAATGGCCATTGTTTTTAAGCATAAGGGTGACTTTAAAAAGACAAAGCGTTTTTTAAAGCGCATGTCCGAAGAGGAATACCTGAAATGCCTGGATAAGTATGGCCGGAAAGGGGTAGAGGCATTGGCCCTGGCTACCCCGAGAGACAGCGGCAAAACTGCTGAGAGTTGGGACTACCGGATCAACCGGGATAAAGACGGTGTAAAGATCACCTGGACCAACAGTAATGTGAATAAAGGCGTGAATATTGCAATCATCCTGCAATATGGTCACGGAACAAGGAATGGCGGATATGTTCAGGGGAGAGATTACATCAACCCGGCTATCCGCCCTATTTTTGACCAAATGGCAGCTGAGGTTTGGGGAGAGGTGACAAAGGAATGAGTTCGTCTATTGACCAGCGCATTGTGGAAATGCAATTTGACAATGCACAGTTTGAAAAGGGAATCTCCACGAGCCTAAAAAGTATCGACAATTTAGAAAAAGGGCTGAAGCTTGATGGAGCCAGTAAAGGCCTTGAAAGTGTATCCAAAGCTGCTAATTCAATGGATTTCAGCGGACTTCAGGGTGGTATTTATGCTGTTCAACAGAAGTTCAGTGCCCTGGAAGTAATTGGCATTACAGCTTTGCAGCGAATTACAAATGCTGCGATTTCTACTGGTGAATCCCTTGTAAAGTCGCTTTCCATTGATCAGATTTCTGCGGGTTTTGCTAAATTTGGCAGTAAGACGTCATCTGTGGCAACTCTGGTTGCACAGGGCAATGAACTTGAGCGTGTTAATGAGCAGCTTGATCGACTTAACTGGTTTACAGATGAAACCTCCTATAGTTTCACCGATATGGTGGCAAACATTGCGAAATTCACAGCATCTGGTAAGGGGCTTGAAGAATCTGTGACTGCCATGGAGGGCATTGCCAACTGGGCAGCTCTTTCTGGCCAAAATGCCTCTACTGCCAGTCGTGCAATGTACCAGCTATCTCAGGCTATGGGCGCCGGCATTATGCGCAAGGAAGACTATAAGTCGATTCAAAATGCCAGTATGGATACTGATGAGTTTCGTCAGAAATGTTTGGATGCTGGTGTTGCACTCGGAAAGTTAAAGAAAAACGCTGACGATACCTATACCTCTCTTGTAAACAACAAAGGATCGTTTACAAAATCTCAGTTCGCCGAGCATTTGACAGACGACGCATGGTTTACTTCGGACGTTATGATGTCTGTTTTCCAGACCTATTCAAGTGCCGTTGACCAAATTTACGATTATGCTGAGGAGAAAGGTATTACTGCATCTCAGGCAATTTCTGAACTTGGTGATAAAGTCGATTCTTTCGGTCTGAAAGCATTCAAAGCCGCTCAGGAAGCACGAACCTGGGGCGATGCGGTTGATTCTGTAAAAGATGCTGTATCTACCGGTTGGATGAATACTTTTGAGTTGATCTTTGGCAACCAGGAAGAGGCCACTCAGCTTTGGACTGATTTGGCAAATGCCATGTATGATGTGTTTGCTGGCGGTGCTGAAGCTCGGAACGAGATGCTTAAAGAATGGAAAGAATCGGGAGGCCGAGATGATCTAATTCAGTCTTTCTGGAATATTTGGGATGCAGTATCCAAAGTAACGGGGTCTATTAAAGAGGCGTTTGGTGAGATTTTTGCTCCTTTGACCTCCGGAAAGTTACTCTCAATGACTGAAAATCTCAAGAATTTTACAGCTTCTTTGATTGTAAGTGACGAGACCGCTGATAAATTGAAGCGCACTTTTAAGGGCGTATTTGCTGTTTTTGATATTTTCAAGAAAGTTCTTGGAACTGTCGGTGATGCCATTGCTAAACTCTTAGGCTCTGACGGACTAAAAGACCTTGGAAATACACTTTTAGATTCGGCAGCTTCCCTTGGTGATTTCCTAGTCTCGTTAAATGAGAGTTTTTCGACAGATGGAATTACTGGCATGTTCGATAAAATCGTTACCGGGATTTCTGATCTGTTCTCTGGTGTACTTAATAGTGCCGGAGGGTTTAGTGGAGCATTCGGTACGATTGGCTCGAGCATTTCTTCGGTTCTCGGTTTTATCTGGAATTCCTTTAAGACTGTATTCTCTTGGCTGAAAGAGAATATTTCGCTAAAGGGCGTTCTTGGCACGGTTGCAGCGGCATTTAGCGCTCTGACAGGTAAGGAGCTCTTTGACGCAGCCAGCGGAATTTCTGGATTTATCGAGAAATTGACCGGAACTGGTAAAAAATCAGGGTCGCTGAAAGCTACAATTTCTGAACTCTTTGAAAGCCTTCACGATAGCTTACAGGCATTGACAACAAGCATTAAAGTGACTTCGCTTGTTAGTATTGCCGGGGCAATTGGAGTTCTTACTGCTTCACTGAATACGCTCTCGCAACTTGATGTTGGGTCAGCACTTAAGGGCATTAGCGCCATGGCAGCCATGTTCAAAATGTTGACGAAAAGCCTTGACGGTATTACAAAGACTCTTTCAAAAAATGGGTCTAAGGGTTTAATGAAGGCTTCTTTTAGCCTCATCCTGATTGCTGAATCTATGAAAGTCCTGGCATCGGCTATGGCCAAATTTGGCAGTCTTTCCCTTGCCGAACTCGCTAAAGGACTTCTTGGCGTCGGCGGCGGTCTGGCGATTTTCTGTGCTGGACTCAAAGCACTTAACGGAGTGAAAATTCCGCTTACCACAAGTATTAGTCTTTTAGCAGTTGCAGAGAGCTGCAAAATCCTTGGAGATGCCATGAGTAAATTCTCTGGATTCTCATGGGATGAAATTGGGAGATCTCTGACTGCTATGGGCGGTGCCCTTGGTGAGTTAGTTGTCGCTCTTGGTATTCTCAATAAAGTAAGCGGCTTCGGTTCTTTGGCTGGCAGTGTGTCTACTTTGATTATTGTCCAATCTTTGTCGGAACTTGCCGATAGCCTTAGTAAGTTTGGAAGTTTTAGCTGGGACGAGATCGAGCACGGCCTTGTTGGAATGGGAGGAGCTTTGGCTGAAGTCTCTACTGCTTTGGTAGCCGTTTCTAAATTGGCAGGATTTGGTTCATTGTTTGCAGCCGGTTCAATTACTATCGTAATCAGCGGACTTGATGAACTTGCCGATTCGCTTACAAAATTTGGATTTATGTCTTGGGAAGCTATCACTCATGGCCTTGTTGCTATGGGTGGTGCACTTGCCGAAGTGGCAGGATTTACAGGCGCTCTTGGTAAGATTGCTGGGTTCAGTGGTTTGCTTGGAGCAGGATCTATTCGGCTTACAATTACTGGACTTAGTGATTTGGCAGATGCTCTTGAACAAATCGGAGGTCTTAGCTGGGATGAAATCAAACGAGGCCTGGCTGGAATGGGCGGTGCACTTACAGAAGTAGCCGCCATTACTGGCATTCATGGCTTGGTTTCTGGTTTAACTGGATTCTTAGGAAGTGGGTCATTGCTTCTAGCGATTCAGGGGCTCGATGATTTGGCTGAAGCATTTAAAACATTTTCCACGATGTCTTGGGAAGATGTAAACAATGCTCTCACTGCAATGCTTGGTGCTATGGGCGCTACTGCTCTTGGCGGCCTGGCAAATACTTTCTCTGGACTTGGAGCCGCTTCGATTAAAGCAGTTGCTGATGGACTTGGTCCCTTGGCTGAAGCAGTTAAGCAGTGGCAAGGTGTAAGTGTCGATGACAATCTCCCCGGTCAGTTATCTTCTCTCGCGACTGGCGTTAGCTCTTTCTGGGCAGCTGGTTGGGGTGCAGATGCTATCAATACTGTATCCTCTGGACTTGGGACATTGGCCGAATCTGTTGGAAAATGGGAGTCTGTTTCCATTGACGATATGTTGGGAACGAAGCTGACGAGTCTTGCTACTGGTGTTGAAGCCTTTTCGTTTGCATTTCTTGCCGGATGGTCTATTGATCAGCTGGTTAATCCCTTGGCATCACTGGCCGATTCTGTTTTAAAATGGAAAAGCGTATCTATTCCTGCAAAAATCGGAGAAAAACTAAAAGATCTTGCTTCTGGCATAAATGACTTTGGTTTGTCTTTTCTTGCAGGATGGTCGCTTGGAACTGTCACTGGGCCATTGGGCGACCTGGCGGATTCAATTAACAAATGGAATAGTGTGACGATCCCGGATGATATTTCAACGAAACTTTCGGGTCTTGCAGACGGACTTATGAAGTTTAGTGGCGTTGGAAACATTTCTCTCGCTATATCTTCCATCGAAACTATTTCTGAGGCCACAGTTAAGCTGTCAGGGGTCGATTTTGATTTCATTTCGAGCGGCCTTTCCTCTTTAACCGATGCACTGACGAAACTTGGCAACATTGATCTTTCAGCAGCAACTAATGTGGGTGACATTACAGGCGCAGTAACTTCGATGATTCAGACCTTCTCGACTGCAATTCAGAATAGTGCCCCTACAATTAGCGAGTCTTTTGGCAGCGTGCTAACCACTGTGATCAACAACTCAGTGACCTACCAGAATCTATTCTATACGAACGGTCAGACTCTTATGACTAAAATTGTAGACGGATTTAATTCTGGAAACGTCACTTTGAGTGCTTCAGTGGTAAATGTTCTCACAAGTGGTGCTGCTGCAATTTATGACCAGTACCAGAACTGGTATACAGCAGGCGCATTTTTAGATATTGGTCTCGCGGCTGGCATTAGATCTGGAGAATCCAACGTAATTACCGCGGCTACAGATGTTGCCACCAAAGCTTTGAAAGCTGCAAAAGATGCTCTGCAAATCAACTCTCCGTCTAAGGTCACTTATGGCTTTGGGCGGTTCTTTGATTTGGGGCTTTCCAACGGCATCTATGATTATGCAGATCGTGTGGCAAAGGCAACCGAGACAATCTCTAATCAGGCACTCTCGGCGGCACAAATCATTGCTGAGAACATTGCCGCTACGATGGATGAGGATTTCGAGTACGAGCCTACCATCCGGCCGGTTTTGGATATGGATGAGGTGGATAGTGGCCTTAATGCGTTTGATCGGAGTTTTGCAAACCGCAGCATGAACCTTGCCGGCAGCATTGACCGTGTACGGAAGGCAGCCCCTGCGGATAAGTATGCTGAGAATGTGAACCCCAGCCAGAATCAAAATGGCGGGGCTACTACCTACAACTTTACGCAGAATAACTACAGCCCGAAGGCACTGAGCCGGATTGATTTGTACCGCCAGACGAACAACCAGTTTGCCATGATGAAGGAAAGAGGAAAAGCATGATTAAATCCGTGAAAGTCACGAACTACATGGGCGAATCGTTGACCATTCCTCTCATCTGGAATGACGGACCCTTTGAGATTGAGAAGATTGAAGGGCTTGGTCCGCCCAAAGCCAACATCAATACAACGGAAATTGCCACAAATGACGGTTCTAAGTTTAACTCTGCTCGATCTACTGAACGAAACATTGTTTTGTATCTTATCCTGCATGGAGCACCTACCATTGAAGATGCACGACATTTGAGTTACAAGTATTTTCCTGTGAAGAAGTATTTGCAACTTGAGATTGAGACCGATAACCGGCGCTGTATTGTGGAAGGCTACCCCGAATCCAATGAACCAAATATCTTTAGTGAAAACGAAGACATTCAGGTCAGTATCGTTTGCCCGAATCCGTATTGGAAGTCGGCAGGCGATGACGGAATTCGAGAGGTAGTATTTCATGGTGTGGCGCCTAATTTCGAGTTTCCTTTCTCTAACGAATCGCTGACTGAGGATAAGATCGAGTTTGGCATTATCGAGCGGCGCAAAGAAAATGTCGTTTACTATGACGGCGATGCGGAGCAGGGAATTACTATCACCATTGAAGCGATCGGCACAGTGAAGAACCTTACAATTTACAACGTAAGGACGCGAGAGAAAATGGCTATCAGCCACGATGAGCTTGTGAGCTTTACTGGTTCCGGCATTGTGAACGGCGATACAATTACGATTTCGACTGTGAAGGGCCATAAATCGATCGAACTTTTGCGTGACGGTGTTACGACTAACATCCTGAACTGTATTGGCAAAGATGACGACTGGTTTATGCTGTCAAAAGGCGACAACATTTTCGGCTATACTGCGGATGAGGGCAGCGACTACCTGGATTTCAAAATAAACTATTCTTCTTTGTATGAGGGTATTTAAATGGAAGCACTGATTATGGACAAGGACTTTAAGTCGGTAGCTGTAATTGACGACTATGAGTCTTTTATCTGGACTGACCGTTACACCGGCTACGGAGACTTTGAGCTTTATGCCCCTGTCAGTGCAGCATTTTTCAACTTTACCAAAGACGGGTATTATATTTGGAGCGCCGAATCTGAGCATCTTATGATTATCGAGAAGAACGATATCGAGAGCGATGCGGAGGATGGCAGCCACGTTACTGTGACGGGGAGGAGCCTTGAGTCTATTTTAGACCGGCGTATTATCTGGACCCAGACGACCCTTAGCGGCAGTTTACAGGACGGGATCAAGAAACTTCTGAACGAAAACATCATTTCGCCGAGTGATGAGAAGCGGAAGATCCCGAATTTTGTTTTTAAGGAAAGCACTGACGAAGCAATTACAAAGCTGACAGTAGATGCCCAGTATACGGGCGACAATCTCTACGATGCTATTAAATCTCTTTGCGAAACGAATGAACTCGGATTTAAGGTTATCTTAAACAGTGACCTTAAGTTCGAGTTTTCTTTGTATTTCGGCACGGACCGCTCTTACAATCAAAAGAAGCTGCCGTACGTGATCTTTAGCCCGAACTTTGAAAACCTGGTCAACTCGAACTACTACGAGAGTTCTGCGGAGCTTAAGAATGTAGCATTGGTTGGCGGGGAAGGAGAAGGCTCGGACCGGAAATTTAAGAGTGTATACGGTAACGGTGTTGAGGCATTTCCCAGTGGGATGGACAGGCGAGAGCTGTTTGTGGACGCCCGGGATTTGAGCACCAAGACAAGCGGTAAGACTCTATCTGCCACCGAATACAATGCCCAGCTCGAACAGCGAGGCTACGATAAACTTGGAGAAAATACCCAGGCTACCGGGTTTGAGGGCGACATTGAGAATACTGAGATGTTCAGCTATGGGAAGGATTTCTTCGTCGGAGATATTGTACAGATTCAAAATGAGTACAAAATCAAGGCGACTACAAGAGTGGTTGAGGTCGTTATCTCGGATAGTTCCACGGGCACTACGATCGTGCCGACATTCTCGACCCCGACACTGACAAAAACTTAAAGGAGGCTGTACAATATGGCTTTTAGTTATGGCTTTTACAATAGCCTGAATGGAGATCGAAAGTACGACTCCGAAGATTTGAGCCGGATGTTTGATGGCATTATCTATGATGGTGTTATTGGTGCAGTTGGTGATACGTTTGCTGTAAAAGCCGGAACTGGAAATACTGTAAACGTATCGAGTGGGCGTGCTTGGTTCAATCATACCTGGACCTACAACGATGCACCGATGCCTATTAGCTGTGGCTCTGCGGCGGTGCTTTTGGATCGCTATGATGCCATTGTGCTGGAAGTGAATGCTGCTTCTGATGTGCGTAAAAACAGTATCAAAGTTGTGACCGGAACCGAAGCATCAAACCCGGCGAAGCCCGCGATGGAGAACACTGAGTTTGTGCACCAGTATCCGCTGGCTTATATTTTGCGTAAAGCAGGTTCCAGCAGCATTTCGCAGTCTCAGATCGAGAATACTGTCGGTACATCTGAGTGCCCGCTGGCATCCGGTGTTATGGCCTCTATGAGCTTTGATCAAATTATGGCACAGTGGAAGGCTAATTATACCGAGTGGATGGCCCAGCAGCAGGAAGAGCAGGAAGAGTATATTGCCAATCGTAATTCGGACTTTAATGCCTGGTTCAGCGATTTGGAAGCGACCCTTGACTCCAACGCTGCAGCCAACCTGAACAACAAGATCAACAAACTTGCCACCATTAGTATTCGTCTGAAAGCTGCAAACTGGACCGGCACCGGTCCTTACCGCCAGAGGGTATCCATCTCTACGATGACTTCTGACCGGAATTTTGGGCCCATGTATGTAGCTCCTACTGGCAATCAGGAGACAGACGCTGCGAACCTGGAGGCGCTTGGTTGTTTGAGCCGTGGCGTTACTGGTGCTGGCTATGTTGATATTTACTGCTATGAGCAGAAGCCGGAAATCGATTTTACGGTTCTGGCAGACGGGAGGATTTAAGTTATGGGCGTTATTTCTGGAGGTTCCGGAGGTGGCGGGGGTGGCGCTGTCATCCTGCGCGTAAATGGCCTGTCTGGAACCAGTATCAGTGCAACTCTTGGCTCGAAAACTGTTAGCGGTACGATTCCTTATGCAGGCGTGCTAGAACTGAACCTTGGTAAAGTCGGACAGTGGGCCGTTACTGCCAGGAGCGGCAGCTACAGTTTTACCCAGCAGGTAAAGGCTTTTGCTTACGGAATTACTGAGATCTGGGCGCTGGCTAAGAAAGCCTTTTACGATTGCACACCTGCTGAAATTCAGGCAATTGCGCAGAGTGGGATGTATAAGCAGTATTGGTCTATTGGCGATTACCACAAGATCACAATGACTGACGGTGAAGAGATCGAAGTTGCTATTGCTGACTTCGATCATGATACAAAGTCAAATGGTGAAATTGCACCTTTGACTTTGGTAATGAAGAATTGCTTCAACACAAAAAGAACACAAGATGCACAATGTGAACTTGGCTGGGCAAATACTATTTTTAGAACTTCTACACTTCCAAGCATTCTTGGTACTTTTCCGTCTGCTTGGCAGTCAATCATGACTCCTGTTAAAAAGAAAACTGCAAACACACAAAATAGCAATACTTTGACTGAAACAACAGACACTCTATGGCTGTTGTCTTACATTGAAGCATTTGGAGATTCAAGCATAAGTCCGGCGGGAGAGGGAACTGTCTATCCAGTTTTTTCCGATGACGCTTCTCGGATAAAGACTGTAAAAAACGTCGCTTCTTCATGGTTTTTAAGAAGTTTTTATAAGCCTGATGTTGGATACAAGTGCAGTGTTGGAGAGGCTGGCAATAGATGTAATCAATTATAAACTGAGAATTCAGGTATCTGTCTCGGTTTCGGCGTAGGCTAAAGGAGGTTCAAAATCGATGTACAAGGTCTATAAAAACGACACTCTGGTCGCTGTTACGGATAAAGTTCTGCGCTGCAAGGCACAGGAAAACGGTGTTGTTATCGTTGCCCAGGACGGCACCGGTATTATCTGGGATGGCCTGATCCACAACCTGCCCGGTTATGAGAATGATATTCGGCTTGAAGAGATCTCTGATATGCGGGATGTTATCGATACGCAGGCGTCCACTGTTGTAAACCCGGTAGAAGCACAGGCCACCTATACGGCCATGATGACCGACACCCTGATGACGGAGGAATAAGTTATGCTGAACATTGAGAAGCTGAAACTTTGGTATCCGAAATTGTGGAACAAGAAGATGATGGCCAATGCCGTGAAGAAAGGCGCTATCACCGCAGAACAGTATAAAGAGGTCACCGGTGAAGAGTATCCCGGCTGACCTTTTTGCTTTGAAAGGAGAAAACTATGGCTACAAACATGATGCCGGGGGCTATACCCCAAGGAAGTCAAAATAGTTTTCTGCAACCGCAGCCTGCGATTTACCCGACTGCTTATCCGGCGGCACCGAATGTTGGTGCTGTACAGGCAAGGCCCAGGACTATCCCAGGCAGGATGATTTATTCACCTGATGAGATTATGCCGCAGGAAGTACCGATGGATGGCAGCGTGAGTTTATTCCCGATGCACGACTGGAGTTGTGTGTATGGGAAGTGGTGGACTTCGAATGGGCAGATCCAGACGGTGAAGTTCATTTTAGAGCAGCCGAAGAAGCAAATTGACGAATCTGCTGTGAGTCTAACGGATATTTCGGAGAGGCTGAATAAAGTAGAGCGGTACCTTTTTAAGAACAAGCATAAGCAAAGACCAAATCAAAATGAACCGGTGAAGGTGGAGGAAGTTCCACATCCGGAATAAACAGGAGCGACTGAGATGGCAAATACAATCGTTCTGAACGAATACACCGCTGCCATTAAGGACAGCCCGAAAAAGTATCTTGAATTTGGCACATACGACAGCTATGGCCGAGAGCATATAACTGTCATGCCCGAATCTGGCTGGGAGGACTTGAGCGTATATGTCACTTTCATTTCTCCCAAAAAAGTAAAGCGAACAGTATTGCTCACCAATCCTGTTATTCCTGTGCCAAAAGATGCTACTGCAGGTTGTTGCGGATTTGGGGCGATTGTGTTTGCCGGTTATAAAGATGGCGAATGCATTATCACCTGTGATGTTCCATATCATCTTGGGCATCACAGCAACATCGAGCCAGATGAGTATGATGAAGAAGATGCCAAATTACTTGAACAAATAATGTCCATTGCTGAATTTCTGCGAAATTTAGCGCGGGGCGGTAAAAAAGGACAAGTCTTCACGAAGCTTAGTGACAAAGATCTGGATATCGGATGGGAAACACCAAAAGAGTCCAGCGGAACCGTAATTGATTTCAAAATAGGCAATGGATTGCTCTATGATGAAGCAACTAAGGTTCTCTCAGTCGATGTTGCGAATGACGCAGAGAAAGATAATACTCGTCCAATTTCGAGCGCAGCCGTCGACACAATCGTCGGAAACATTGATGTCCTTTTGAGCGGCATTTGAAGGAGTGAAGAAATATGAGCATTGCAACAGAAATCACAAGAATTCAATCTGATCGTGACCTCTTAAGAACCAAGGCTATCGAGCTGAAGTTATCTACCAAGGCCGATGTTGATACCGTTTCTAAGGCAATTACTACGACCTCGAACCTGGATGACCTCGCTTCAGCATTCGATTCTATTACGAATCAGGGAAGTGTCTCAACCAGTGTCAAGGAAGGCGAGACCTACACCATTCCAAAGGGCTACCACGATGGCACTGGTACAGTAAGCGGCGTAGCAGGCGGCGGTAACTATAGCTTGCAGAGCAAGACTGTAACTCCGACCAAGGCAAACCAGCAGATTACTGCAGATGAAGGTTACTATGGCCTCAGTGATGTTACGGTCAACGCCATTCCTGACTCTTACCAGAATGTTACGAGTGTGACTGCTGCAGCAGGAGATGTGCTTACCGGAAAAGTTATTGTCGACAAGAACGGAAAGCAGATTGCAGGTACCATGCCTAATAATGGTGCCGTGGAGAAGACCCTTGATGTAACTACGCCTTCCTATACGGTTCCTGCCGGTTATCACAATGGCAAAGGTGTTGTGAAAATCGTAACGGAGCAGAAGACTACCACCCCGACTAAAGCTGAGCAGAATATCACTCCCACTGCGGGAAGTGTTCTGAGCAAAGTTACCGTGGCGGCTATCCCCGCTAAATACCAAGACGTGAGCAGTGTTACTGCTGCAGCTGGTGATATTCTGGCAGGGAAGAAGATTGTTTCGTCCACCGGCGCTGTTGTTGAAGGCACTATGGCCAACAATGGAGCTATTGCCAAGACCATTGATGGTCTGACTACTATGAGCGTTACAATTGCCGCCGGCTATACTTCTGGCGGTACAGTAAGCCTTACCAACGACATTGAAGAAGCACTTATGGCTATCTGAAAGAGGGTGGCAGCGTGAGTATTCAAAATGAAATTACCAGATTGAGTACGGCGAAAAAGGATATTGCGGCTGCCATCAAAAATAAAGGTGTTTCTGTCCCGTCAGACCTTACGATTGATGGCTATGCTGCAAAGATCAATGAGATTATGGTGGCTGATGTATTTACAGGTGCCACGACTACCTCTGACGGTACGTCTGGCCTTGTCCCGGCACCGACTTCTGCTGATAAGGATAGCTACTTGAAAGGTGATGGAACCTGGAGTAAACCTGAGGCGCAAACGTCAATTAAAATTTGCAGATGGGGGGATACCTAATATGCCTGTATATTTTGGAAGCCAGAAGGTCAGCATTTTTGCAGGAGCCGGAAGTACAAAAGCACAAAGCAAAAGTATCGCCCCGACAGAAAGTCAACAGATTGTGACACCAGATGAAGGGTATGATTGCTTATCTCAGGTCACAGTTGGAGCCATATCGTCCGATTATGTCGGAAGTGGTATCGCCAAAAAGGCGGCGGCGATCTATACGCCTGGCACGAGTAACCAGACGATTGGAGCGAATCAGTACCTGAGCGGTGCTCAGACGATCAAGGGAGATAGCAACCTGGTCGCTGGGAACATCCGCTCAGGTGTTTCTATTTTTGGGGTAACCGGCACGGTGGTGGCGGCATCCTCGCCAAACCTGCAGGCTAAGACTGTTACACCAGGGACTTCAAGCCAGACCGTAAGACCTGACAGCGGCTACGACGGCCTGAGCCAAGTGGTTGTGAGCGGCGATTATGATCTGGTGAGTGGAAACATTATCAGCGGCAAGACCATTTTCGGTGTGCCTGGTTCTGTGGTGATCCAGAGGTATTACACCGGCAGCTCTGCACCCAGTTCTTCGATCGGCAGCAATGGTGATTTGTATTTGCAGACTGGGGGCTAATGTATGGCAAGTGTAACATTGGTTCCTACAGGATATGATGGCCAACACTCATCGTATATTTCTGTAGATGCATCTTATCCACTTTCAAATGGCCTCACCAGCGCAAGCAGTGGCACCTTTGCGGTGATAAACCTGAACAAAGGTGGCGGCGCGGTTTCTAAGCTGGCAGTCAAATTCGATATGTCAAAGATTCCGACCGACGCTAAGATCAATTCTATCTCTTGTAAGATAAAAGCCAGAATCTCGAACGCGTATACGTACATATTGAGCGGTGTTGCGCAGTTGTATTGCGGAACGGCCGGGTTGAGCAGCGAAATTGATTTGGGAACATCCGAAGTGGCTCAGTCTTTTAGTGATACAGGCTATTGGGATCGTGAGAGCCTGGACGATCTTATCTTGCTGATTACCTGTACACGCGGTTCGCTATCTGCAAACAACAGCCAGACATTGCGTTTTTACGGCGCTGATCTGACTGTAGACTACACTAGCGGCGGTTCGACTGGCCCTGTGTTGAGCACCAAAATAAATGGCAGCTGGGTGAACGTATCTAAGGTTTACAAAAAAGTAAGCGGTATTTGGGTAGAACAGAGTGATATTGCAAACTTGTTTAGCCCTGATACCAATTACGTAAAGGGGTGAGATTTTGGCAAAGACTACAGAAACGATTAGCGAATTCACAATGAACATTCTTACCGCGGAGCAGTATGCAGATGCGAAAAAGAATAACCAGATCGACCCCAATCAATTATATTTTACCCCTGAAAAAAAGTTGGTTGTTGCGGTATCTCAGGATGAGTATGAATCAATGAAAGAGGCCGGTACGCTGGATGAGGATGTACTTTATGTTACACCCGCTAGTGAGTCCGTTACGATTCCCGAGGCCACGGAAACGAACGCTGGCCTAATGCCGCCTGCCTCTGTGACAAAGCTGAAAGGCATCGATGAGGGCGCGAACAAGTACACTCACCCCATGCATACCGCCCGGGCCAGCGGCCTGTACAAAATCACCGTGGATAAGCTGGGGCACGTCATCGCTGTTTCTGCTGTGCAGAAAAGCGACATCACCAACCTGGGCATTCCGGATTCCGACACGACCTACGATCTGGCCTCGGCCTACAGCAATGGCCTGATGAGCTCGACCCAGTATTCCAAGCTGAGCGGCATTGAATCAGGTGCCAACAAAACCACGGTCGATGCTACACTGTCCAGCAGCAGCGCTAACCCGGTGCAGAACAAAATCGTGTATGCGGCATTGCCATGGGAATACAGTGCTACATTTTATGTAGACAGCTGGAATACGGCGACTTCTGATGAACAAGCGCAAGGGTTTGCATATCGACAAGTTGTCACTCCAGTAAAGAAAATTTCGGTTGCTCCAACAATCACTGCAAATTCAATGTTTCTTGGATTTGGAAGTCCTAGTGATAGCTCGGTTCTTGCCACTAAAGTAACACTTGCCGAAGCTGCAAACGTGATCAACGGTGGTCTTGTGTACACCGGAAGCAACTCTATAACTGCACTTGTTGAAGAAAAGCCGACTTCCGATGTTACGATGACTTGGTGGCTTAGAACTTAATCGCTATTTATAAGAAAGAGAGGTATTAACCATGTTTGACCCTGCCAAATTTGCTATGCAGATGATCCAGAATAATCCCCAGGTAATGAATAACCCTATGGCTAAGCAATATCTGGAGATCATTCAAAATGGGGACAGTGCAAAAGGGCAGGAAGTTGCAAATAATATTCTGAAGACCTATGGAATGACAAAAGACCAGGCGATTAGCCAGGCCTTTAAGTTCTTTGGTATCAGAAAGTAAGGACGTTGAAAATTAAGAGAAGTACAAATTCTAAGGATGTCTGAACGCAAAAGGAATCCATTCATTTGGTTATAGGTCTTTGAGAAAGGCCTATCAATGCGCGCAGATAGGTTGAGTAAGAAAGACTTATGATAGTCCGTTTCTTTCACTCTACATTCCTTATGAAGGAGGAAAATCTTATGTTTAACGCGAATATGCCCTCTCTTTCCGATATTGCTGCTGTGACTGGTAACGACCGTGATGGCGGTTGGGGCGGTAACGGCTGGTGGATCATCATTATCCTGCTTGCCATGTGGGGCGGCTTCGGCGGCTATGGCTGGGGTGCTAATGGTGGTTACGGCAACGGTGGTGGCTATGTTGCTACGGCTGCTACCCAGGCTGATATCCAGCGCGGTTTTGATACCCAGAACATCATCTCGAAGCTCGACGGCATCAATTATGGCATGTGCGATGGTTTCTATGCTGTGAACAACGGCATGCAGACCGGCTTCAACAGTGTGAATACTGCGATGCTCCAGGGCAACTTTGGGCTCCAGCAGGCCATCAATGCCAACAATGTTGCAGCCATGCAGAATACCAATGCTCTCCAGACCCAACTGTCTGATTGCTGCTGCCAGAACAAACAGGGTCAGGCCCAGATCCAGTACGATATGGCGACCAACACCTGCGCTATCACAAACGCAATCGCTCAGCAGACCCAGGCTATCATGCAGAATGATAATGCGAACTACCGCCAGCTGCATGATGAGATCGTTGCAAACCAGATTGCTGCTAAGGACGACACGATTGCTCAGCTCCGTTCTCGTCTGGCAGCGGCTGATCTGGCGGCTTCCCAGCAGGCTCAGAACACCTATCTCGTCAACCAGCTTCGCCCGCCCGTAAACCCGGCCTATGTCGTTACTAACCCGTATGCCGGTACCGGGACCCTTCCGTGCCAGACTGCAGGCTGCTGCGGTGTGAGCGCGTAAATTCAAAATGATACGAGGGAGGCTCACTTCGGTGGGTCTCTCTTCATATTTTTGATAGGAGGGTAGCTTGATGATTAAGCTGACGAATACCACTGAGCAGACTGTTGCCACTGGAGCAGCACTTACTTTTAACTCGGTGCTTGCGAACACCAATTGCTCTACGTGCCATCGGAAAGGCACAGGAAGTGTAAAACTGAATCGCAGCGGCGCCTATATGGTCTCGTTCCATGCGAATGTGACCGGGGCTACTGCAGCAACACCTGTACAGCTCGCTTTGGCTCTGGGCGGGGATGTCATGCCGGAAACGACTATGATATTTACCCCTGAGACGGCAAATACTGTAGGGCAGGTGTCCATCTGTCTGCCGGTATTTAACTCGTGCTGCGACTACGACCGCGTGACCGTTGTGAACACTGGGACTACGGACATCGTTATCTCTGCGAACCCGATGCTTGCTATCAGCAAGATGTGCGGTTGAGGAGGTGAGTAACGATGGCTGAGAACGAGAAGAATATGGATCTGTGCGAGCTGAAATGCACACTGATCGATGCACTCAAGACCCAGATGTCCGGCGGTGTCGGCAATGTCGATGCAGAAGAAGCCGGCGAGGTTGTCGATATGATCAAAGACTTTGCCCAGACTGATTATTACGAGGCGAAAGCCCACTATTATCGGACTGTGGAGAAGGCGATGGAAGAAGGTAAGTCCCGTGGCCGCTATGGCTATGTTCGCGGACTGGACCGTTATATGGACGACCGTGACGGTATGGAGATGCCCGAGTGGTGGGAGATGGATCACATGGCCGATACTGACCAGTTTGATCCTCGCCGCTACCGCATGGGGTACACGCCCAACCGTAAAATGATGGATGATAAAAATGAGAAGTTCGGAACCGCTTACCGTGAGTGGGATGTTTCGAGACGCCATTACCATGATTCCAACAAGAGTGAGGATAAAGAGGAAATGAATCGACATGCGAGGGAGCACATTGCGAATACGCTTGAATCGATTCGGACTATCTGGTCGTCCTCTGATCCTGAGCTGAAGAAGCGGATGAAAGCCGACTTGACAGCGCTTGTTGGAGAGTTGACCGTCTAAAGGTCGTTAAAGATTTACGGTTATGAAGAGCTTTGTCATGAATGGATATTTGTGGCATATAGCTTTCGTAAACCCAGGCAGCGCCAAGCTCGTGGATAGGACCGGAACCAGCACACTTGCCACTACGGACCCTACCGTAATGAGGATTTATATTTCCGACGTTTTGAGTGGGCAAGAGCTGGAGACGGTGCTAATCCATGAGCTTGGTCATGCTGCTTTGTTTTCTTACGGGCTTTTGCCTGATATTCACAAAGCTGTTAAACGACAGTATTGGATGGAAGCTGAAGAATGGGTGTGCAATTTCATAGCGGATTACGGGATGCGGATATTCAGTATCGCGTATGAAGTTATGGGAGAGGATGCCTGGATGTTTATACCTTACGAGCTGGATCGTTTAATCGCGTAAGGGAGGTGTTTAAGATGGACGAGTGGGCTAAATTGCTCATCACCGTCGTGTGCAGCGTCGTGGCCTCCGGCGGGTTCTGGAGTTATCTCCAAGCTCGGCGTGAAAAGAAGGATGCCAAGACGAAGCTGCTCTTGGGCCTTGCACATGATAGGATTATGTCACTTGCGGCGCTATATACTTCGCGCGGGTACATCACTCAGGACGAGTATGAGAATTTCCATGATTATCTGTATGTGCCTTATCACGATAGTAATGGCAACGGAACAGGGACAAAGGCTATGGCAGAAGTAGAGCGGCTGCCAATGCACGAACACCCATTGAATAAAGAGGAGGTTTGATGTAAAATGAGCAACAAGACTTATGATATTTGCAAGTGGATCGCACAGTATCTACTGCCAGCTCTGGCAACGCTATACTTTGCGGTATCCCAGATCTGGGGCCTGCCGTATGGTGAACAGATTGTTGGTACGATTACTGCGGTGGACACCTTCCTGGGCGTGCTGCTGGGGATCAGTACCGCCAATTATAACAAGCAGAACGGGGCAGAAAAAGGCGAGTGAATGTAGGTAGTTTGTACTTTATTCCTACACCCACTCGCATATTTTGTTGTTAGTGCGTCAATTATTGCCTCGTATCACTTTTGTTTTGAAAAAGTGCTGAGTGGCATAATTAGAAGTATTTAGCGGCATAACGTAGAATGTTATAGTGGTAAGTAGCTATAAAGTGTATGAAAAAGTAGGACACTCCTACACTATTCGTACATTGGCCTCGCGGCTATAACATTCTATTTTATTTTTTCTAATTCAGCCCTCAACCATTCAAAATCTCTTTCTGTGTAAACTCGTTCTGTTAAGTCCGCAATAGAATGGCCAACGAGTCTCTTGATGGCATATTCGTCTAGGTTGTACCTTTTTGCCATCGTCACGAATTGCTTTCGACCATCATGCGGACGATGCCGCTCATCAAGATGTAATTCTTTAACTGCCAAATCATATGTGAGGAAAAATCTCTTGTATGTCATCGGGACATATCGATTTTTAGCAGGATCTTGATTCACATGATTAAACAGATATTCACTGCCGACTTCCTTTGCACGGTCGTAATAGTTCTTTATAAGAGGATAAATTCTAGGATGAATTGGGACTGTACGGTTAATGCCATAATTAGTTTTCATTCCTCCAGTCATAGCTCTCTTTTTTAGGTCGATATCTGAGAGTTTCAATGCTACAAGTTCTCTCGGTCTCCATCCACTATAGCATTGAATCAGAATCATATCAACATGATTATATTCTTTATAGTGACCCCATAATAGTTTCATTTCATCATTCGTGAAACACATATGGTGGGTTTTAGCTTCTGGATTGTTATCGACTTTGACCGGAGTAACAGGACTAGATGTGAGTAATCCTAGCTCTAATGCTCTATCAAATAGTTTCCGAAGGAGACCTTTTATTTTTACTCTTGTGTTTTCAGAAGCCTTATGTGTTCCGTTCTGATCCGTAATCACTGCTTCTTCGATACAGTATTTTATATGAATAGGGCGTACCTCATAGAGTTTCATATCATGAATCGATTCACAATATCGCCACGCTGCAACATAAGCCGCAGTTGTTTTTAAAGTCGGATAGAACTCTTTGCTCCATACCTGATAAAGTTCTTTAACAGTCGTTTGCTCCGTAAAATCAAATGGACTTTTGTTGTATTCGAGTAGTGCAGCATAAGCATCATTGTAAGTTTCAAAATAAGCTTCGGGTTTTAGCAGTTTGCAGATTGGACGGCCCTCTGGGGTCTTGCCAACTGTAACCATGGCTCGGAATGGTTTTCTAAGCGCCCTCCCTTTGAGTTCGGTTATCTGGCCGAATCCATTGGGCAGGCGCTTTCTTTTGTTTTGACGAGGTTTTCTAGGCTTTAGTGCTTCAGGTTTTAGTGGATATCCGCAGTGAGGGCATGATAGCGCTTTGTCACTCACTTGTAGTTCACATTCGGGACATTTTATAAGCATTATATCACCTCTGTGCGTTATATTTTACTATAGATGTACGAATAAATCAATACTACATCTTGTGTCTGGTCATCAAATTCTGTAAGTTCAGGACGGGGGTTACAAGTTTCTATGCTAACTTACTAACTGCAAAAGCGTGGTACGACAGAATACATCGTACTAGCTAAGCTAAAATAGCAGTTGGAAGGAGCTGGAAAATTATGGAATTTGGCATTGGCTCGGTGCCTGTTGTGAAGGTGGCCGAAATTTACGGAAAAGATGCCAACTGGGTGCGGGCAGGAATCATTGAAGGATGGCTGCCTATCGGAACCGCTACGAGAAACGGAAAAGAGATTACATCGATCAAGGACATGGACTCTAAGTACGGACGTATAAACTATTATATTTCTCCGAAGAAACTTTACGAGGAGACTGGCTACGTCTGGAAAGGAGCAAAGCATGGCAACTAAGATACGGTCGAAGCTATCAAAGAAGAATCGTTACTGGATACCACCAGAACGTTACTACGAACTTAAGCATTTATGTTTACATTATCCCGACTGTAAGCGTGAATA